GTTGCTCTATTACGATATTTTTCTGCATGTTCACTTAACTCAAAACTACAAGGACATGCTGAAGAATAAACAAAGTCAAAGTGAATATATTTCTTAAATTCTCCATCTTTAGTTAGATCACCTTCAAATACTACATCATAATATTGATAACCTTCTAGACCACTGCGTAAGCTTTTTTGCTTAATAGGATAAGATATCTTTAACATGATACGGGAGTCAAAAGACTTAAGGTTATTTCTATATGTCTCTAAAACGTCTTTTATTTTACTGATACTAAAAACCTCGTCTTTGTGATCGTAAAAACTTCTCATAATACGAGACATATTAATACCTTTTTTATGAGCCTCTAAACTAACACTACCAGTAACGCTAGTTTCTAGCTCGATAGTATCTCCGTTTCTTTTTTTATAATTAAGAGGTAATTTGAAATTATGTATTCCAACTTGCTGAATAGGAACTGCTGCTCCTTGAATCAAACTAGAAGGACCATTCTGAAGATCAGGTAAAGAGGAAATATACTTCTTATCAGCTTTTACTGTATTGTCGTATACTCTGATTGGAGGAAAATAACCTTTACTATATTCCTCGCCCATAATCTCTTTAGCGATCTCATCCTTTTCTCCGGTCAGTTCATCATCCTCACCTAACCATTCATACTTGTTATCCATGCGTCTATTATATGAAATATTTTCTTAAGTTCAACACTTGATTTCGGTTTAGAAATCGTTATAATAGTCGTATGTTTAGTAGTACTAAGATAATTGAACTTGGGAGTTGTGCATTTCGGCAACCTCAAGCAACATCGCATTGTCGATTCGTGCACGGATATCGTTTGATTGGTAAGTTTTGGTTTGGTGCTAATGAATTAGATGAGAATAATTGGGTTGTAGATTTCGGAGGTCTAAAAGATCTAAAGAAGAAATTAGAAGAGCATTTTGATCATACAACTGTTATTGCTGATAATGATCCTGCTCTAGAGTCGTTTCGAAAACTACATGATGAAGGTATTGTAGATTTGCGTGTTATGCATGGTGGAGTCGGTATCGAGAAATTTGCAGAACATTGTTTTAAATTAGCAGATAAACACGTTAAAGATCTTACTAATAAGAGATGCTTTTGCTCTAAAGTAGAAGTTTTTGAACATGAGAAGAACTCCGCTATATATGAAAACAAGTATAATGTTATGGCATGGGCTAACGAACAAAACGCAAGAATAAACAAAGGCCGCTAATATGGGTAAAGGTAGTAAACGCCGAAAAGAAAATACTAGCAAAATTAACGATAACTGGGATAATATTGATTGGGGTAAACCTAAGAAAGAAGAGGTTAAACCTGAGACAAGAGACATAAAGGACATATATTTAAATGACAGAACTTTATAAAGAGGACTTAAGCGCAAAAACGTTACTTTTATCTGATGATAAAGTATTCTATACAGTAGAAGGTGAAGGAGAATACGTTGGATATCCATCTGTATTCATGAGATTATCAATGTGTAATCTCACGTGTAAAGGCTTCGCATCTGCTGATTCTCCTCATGGTTGTGATAGCTTTATTTCCTGGAGTGTTAGGAATAAAATTACTAACGCAGATCTATTGCAGCACTTAGAACAAGAAGGCTTTAAGGATCATTTATATAACGGTGCTATTTGGAAGATCACTGGTGGTGAACCATTAGTACAACAACCTGCTCTTCTTAGATTTTTAGCTCATATGGAAGTAGAGTGGGGTTGGTTGCCTAGAATTGATTTTGAAACTAACGCTACAATTATGCCAGATAAAGAATGGGTTAGAGTAGGTGCAACATTTACTACTTCTCCTAAGCTTAGTAATAATGGAGACCCTGAGGATAGAAGATATAAACCTCAAGTATTGGAATGGCATGCTAATCAAGGTTCTGGCTTCAAGTTTGTTATAGATAAAGAGTCAGATTTAGATGAAGTATTAGAAAGATATGTAGATAAGTTTGATATACCTAGCGGTAGGGTTTGGTTAATGCCTTGTGCTGGTAGTCGAGCTGAGCATATTGAGAAGGCTCCTATGGTAGCAGAGTTAGCTAAAAAGTATCGCTTTAATTTTAGTCCTAGATTACATTTACTTGTGTGGGATATGGCGTTGAAGGTATGAGAATAGTTGCTACTAATGGTTGTTTTGATATTATCCATGCTGGGCATGTTCAATATTTAAATGAAGCTAGGTCATTAGGAGATAAGCTTATTGTTGGTCTAAACTCAGATAAGAGTGTCAGACAACTTAAAGGAGAAGATAGACCATATAATACTGAACAAAATCGCGCTGAGGTTCTTCTTGCATTAGAGAGTGTAGATCAAGTTATTATATTTGATAGTATTGATTGTCGCGGTTTTTTAAAAAAGGTACGTCCTGACATATATGTTAAAGGTGGAGATTATACTATAGATACTCTACCTGAATGTGAGAGAGAGACTATTCTCAGTTGTTGCAAAGAAGTAAGAATTCTTAAAAAATACGATAGTCTTTCTACATCTCAAATTATTGAAAAATTACGATTAACAGATAAATAGAAGTATGAGGATTGCAATCAGCGGTACATCTTGTCAAGGTAAGTCGACTTTAGTTAAAGATTTCTTAGAGCAATGGCCAAGCTATACTACTCCAGAAAAGACTTATAGAGATATTATCGCTGAAAATAATTTAGAACACTCTTCTAAAACAAATAAAGAAACTCAGCGTAAAATCCTAGATTTTCAGATTGAAGAACAACAGAAATACCGCAACGGAGATAATGTTCTTTTTGATCGTTGTCCTTTGGATAATTTAGTTTATAGTATGTGGGCATGTGAACAAGAAGGTAATGATATTGACGAAGAGTTTGTTAGTTCGTGTTTGCCTTTAGTTCGAGAGAGTTTTAGAAACTTAGACATTATCTTTTTTGTACCTATAACTAAAGCGGCTCCTATTGATATAGTTGAGGACGGTGTGAGGGATACTAATCAAAAAATAATTGAAGAAATCGACTATATTTTTAAAGCTGTACACAGAGATCACGAACATAACCCTAAAACAAATATCTTTGTAGTTGATGATAAACCAGCTATTATTGAAGTGTTTGGTGGTCGCAGAGAGAGAATAGAGATAATTAAATTATATATTGACGCAGAAGGTGACGCACTCCAGCCTGGGAATCTTATAGATGAAGATACTCTACAAGAAATGGAAAAAATGAACGACTTATGGGATAAAGTCGATCCAGAAGAAGGTTCAGTACTCAAAAAAGAAATAGAAAAGTACAAAGACGAGCACAAACGATTAAATACTTAAATGAAAGAGTATGATAAGGTTTGTGAGAAATATATGATCAAAAAGGTTCGTTCTTTTTATCCTCGTAAATTAGAATTATCACCAGAATTTCTCGAAGCATTTAAAGCCGAATATGCTCGTTTAGTAGAAACCGGTCAAAATAAACGTACTCTTTTAGAGAGAATGCGTAAAGCATTAACGTTTCATCTTTAATTTTTCTAATACCTTAACAATATACTTTAATATTTCTGAGCGTACAATCTCAAGTTCAGTAAACTTAAAGCCAAATAACCCAAACTCCTTAGATTCCGTAGTATTAAATGCGTTAAATATAGCTTTAAAGCCTGATTTATTACCAATATCGCTTTGTTGAGTATCTCCAACTACAATATACTTAGAATTTTCCCCAAATCTAGTTAAAATTGTAGTTAATTCCTCTCTAGTAAGATTTTGAGATTCATCTATAATAACGCATGCGTTTTTAAACGTTAAACCTCTTGTATAATTAACAGGTACACACTTTACATACCCTTCAGTCATTAAATTGTTTATAGTTGGCTTGTCTAATAGTTCATTAAGCTTTTCTAAAAGAGGTAAACTCCACGGAAGAAACTTCTCCTCTACCTCTCCAGGGAGGGAACCCATACTCTTAGAAGCTGATTCTACAACACTACGTATATATACAATTTCTTCTATTTTTTGAGTACGTAATAATTGTAAAGCTACAAAAACAGCTAGATAAGTTTTAGCTGAACCTGCAGGTCCGTCAATCATACACATTTTACAGGCTTCTTTAAAACATATATCTAGAAATTCATCGTGTGCTTGAGTTAGTGTGTACTTTTGAGAAATATTAAAACTTAAAAATGTATTCTTTTCAATACTCTCTGCAATTTCGGTATCGTTTATTTTTGTCTTTTTTGAGATCTTTCTAGCACCAACCTGCTGTGTTTTAGACATAGGCGTAACCCTTCCTTTTCTTGCCATATATTAATATTTATTTGATTTTTTCAATTATACTACTAAAATATATATGATGAGAATATTGCTCGCGTGTTTATCCTATAGAGAGTTTACTGGTTCAGAGATATATTTTTATGAATTAGGTTCTGCTTTAAGAGATGCTGGACATGACGTGTCTATATACTCTCAATTTACTAACGGACCATTAGTAAATAAAACTACAGATATTTCTTTCCCTACAAAAGATACAATTACTAAAGAAAAATATGACTTACTTATATTTTCTCATGGTAGAATTATATGGGAATATATTAAGGACGTAAAAGCTAAAAAAGTTATTAACGTCATACACTCTGAGGTTATAGATTTAGAACAACCAGTAATAAATGATAAGATTGACTTTTATGTAGGTATAAGGCCTTCTATAGTAGACTATGTAAGTTCTTTCGATATTAATAAACCAGTAGAATTAATTTACAATCCGTTTGATTTAAAGAGGTTCAACCCTAAAAATTGTAAAAAGAAAAACAAAAACAAAGAAAAGGTAGTATTATTTCCAGGTAGTTTAGATTATCTACGTTATCAACCTTTAAGGTACTTATTAGATTTATCTGTCAAACAAAATTTTAAAGTACTACATGTTGGAAGGAACGACTATAGTACTGTACATCCGAATTTTACGACTCAAGAGCCTCGGTGGGATGTAGAAACTCTTTACAAAGAATGTGATATTGTTTCTGGTATATTTTTAGGTCGTACTTCTATAGAAGGTTTGTTAGCTGGTAAGCGAGTTTTACAGTTCGATGTCGATAAAACAGGTAAAATTAAAAAGGTGTATTGGCACACTGAAAAAGATTTAGATAAATTTGATAAAAATAAAGTTGCTTTACAATTTATAAATGAAATTTGACGAATTTTTAAATGAGTACTTTGATCAGATCTATGTTATTAATCTAGATCATAGGACAGATAGGCTTAATGAAGTTAACAGCTTACTCAAAAAGTACAATATTAACTTCAAAAGACAATCAGGTGTTTTCTTAAAAGAAAAATATACCGATGTCCTTAATAATACTACTAATACTTCTAGCTTAGGTCATTTAGGTTGTGTACTGAGTCATGTAAATTGTTGTATTGATGCTATAAAAAATAATTACGATAAGATTTTAGTATTAGAAGATGATATTAATTTTATACCTGAACATATTGATTCCATTAACTATGATAAGTTGCTTAATGAAGTGAATAATATCGATTGGGGTTTGTTTTACTTAGGCGGTACGTATAACGACAAATTACAAAAAGTAACTACCTACCTAGACAGACCAACTGGTCCTGTGTTAGGTACTCAAAGTGTTGGTTATAGTAGACCAGTTATTGAGAAAATTGGAACAAAAATACCGAACAACCCAGAGTATTACGTAAAAGATAATCGCTTGGCGAGAGTTTTACCTATAGATGTAATTTATAGCCGTAGTTTTGCTCGTGAACGGTGTATAGCTATAAATCCTATAGTTAGTGTACAAAATACTTCTATTAGTGACATCGTACCAGCTGAACTAATGGTAGATAATACAGAGTATCAATTAAGCAGGTGGAATCGAAATAAATCTAGATGATAACATTTCGCAAATTATGTAGGTTCGGTAATTTAGGCAATAGTCTATTTCAATACGCGACATTATTAGGGGTTGGTTATAGAACAGGTTACAATATTTCAATACCTAAAAATGAAACATATTATGAAAGAGAATATGATAACTATAACTATTCTATTTTTGACGGGTTTAATATTACAACTAATATATTAAAAAAAGATACTACAGAGTATACCTTTGAATACAATGGTATGGATTACCAACCGACTATTTTTGATATTAGTGACAACACTAATTTACACGGATATTTTCAAAGTGAAAAATATTTTAATTTTTGTAGATCTTTAATCTTAGATAATTTAGTATTTAAAGAACATATAATTAAAGATAGTAAAAGGCTTTTTAATAATTTAAATATAGAACCAGAAGAAACTACCTCAATACACGTAAGGAGAGGAGATTTTCTCAAGAGAACTCAGCATCACCCGATACAACCGCCAGAATATTATATAGAAGCAATAAAAAATACAAAAAATAAAAACTACTTATTTTTCTCTGATGACATAGAATGGTGCAAGCAGTCTTTTAAAAAAAATAAAGATGTTTATTTTAGTGAAAATGTTAATCCTTTTGTTGACCTATATTCTATGTCAAAATGTAAACATAACGTTATAGTTAATAGTAGTTTTAGTTGGTGGGGCGCTTGGCTCAACACATACAAGGATAAGCGAGTTGTCGCGCCTACTAATTGGTTTGGACCTGCCTATAAAAATTTTACAACAAAAGATATAATACCTCAACAATGGATTTTAATTTAAATGAATGATTCACAGAAAAACTATGATCGTACATTACCTCAATTAGTCTCGTATCCACGTACCGGTAGTCATTGGGTACGATTAGTTTTAGAGCAGTATTTAGATGAGTACTGTCGCCCAACTACATTTTTTGATTGCGACAATTATTGGGGGTATCATCTTCACGATCGAATTGTAGGTCAAGGAGATGAAGGAATTACCGGTAATTTCGACAAAGTAATATATTTATATCGTAATCCTGTAGATACTATATTCTCTCAATTAACATATGAAGGTATGAATTGGGAAGATACAGACAATGTTGAGCAAATAATAGAGGAATATTTTAATCATTTAGATAGGTGGTTATTTAACAACGAGGATATCAAAGACATTATTTTCGTTAAATACGAAGAATTAAAATCCGATACTGTACGTACTTTTAGCAAAATTTTAACATTTTTAAACCGTGAGGTTGATAAAAGCAAACTATCTAAGATTTGTGAAGAAACAAGTATCAAACAAACAAAGGAAAAAACCGCGTTTGATCAAAACATTATAAACACCGATCACTTCAACGGAGATTATGAGGTCAAAAAGAAAAAATTCTATAAAAAATATAAAAAAATTATATTAGATGAATTTTCTGCAGTATGGGAATAGTATATAATATTTGGGATCATGAAATTGCGCACTGTTCTAATTTAAAGGAAGCGGGTTTGCGCTGCGGTGTACGGGATAGCTCTATAGCAATTAATTACGAACAAGATATTACATGGACAAAAAAGCAAGATAGTGCGGATGTTACCTTTTTTACTGATAGGTGTTTAGTTGAAAATATTATTGATAGGGTTGATAGTAATATAAAAGTTGGCTGGCTTGTTGAACCGCGCGCATATCATCCTTATTATTATAAAAGTGTAGAGTTACTTGAAAATAAATTAAACTTTATTTTTACACATGATGATTATCTCTTACGTAAAAATCCTGATAAATATAAGTTTTTAGCAGCTGACTGGGTTTGTATAGAACAAGAATCTCATAGAGTACATACTAAGACTAATTTATTATCTATGATTTATTCCAATAAAGGAGAGTTAGATCGTACTCTTCGTGGTCAGGTCGCTACAAAATATAAAGAAAAAATTAATTTGTTCGGCACCGGTACATCATCTGGTCAGCTTAATCTTAAATCCTTCTCTCTTAACCCTTATTGTTTTTCTATTGCTATGGAAAACAGTATTGCTACAAACTATTATACAGAAAAAATTATAGATTGTTTTATTACAGGTAATGTACCAATATATAGAGGGTGCAATAATATTGGAGAATTCTTTGATGAGAGAGGTATTATTACATTTAATGAGATTGAAGAGTTAGATTGTATAATAGATGAGTTAACATTCTCCAAATATATGGACATGTTACCACATATTAATAAAAACTTTGAAATAGCAAAAAAATACATTAACCCTGATAATCTTTTAAATAAATTCATAGTTGCATTAAGGTCAGACTCATCCTATAATACTAAAGATTATTTTATATGTTAAAAGAGGACGCAAGCACATTTGACTTTTGGTTTAATAACAACGAGTTTGATGAACACGATCAATTTGGTAGTAATTACTATGTAAATACATTCTATAAAGATATAGTTTTTAATTTAGATATTCCAAAAGAAGGTTATATAGTTGTTGCTGGTACAGCTCGTGGTGTGTCGTTTGATTTATTATGCGAAAAGTACGGTCGAGACAGATGTATAGGGTTTGATTTATTTAACCCTTCTAATCACTCTAATATTCGTATTAAAAATTGTTATGAATTAGGGGAAAAGGATAATATACCTATCGCGTTTGCTCACAACGACATTGGTAGCATGGTACATACCCCTGATCTTAAGATACATACCCATAAATGGTTTATTAATAACGCTGTACCTGGAGGTATTATATTAGGTAATAATAATTTAAATCGCGCTAAATTTAAATTTGAAGATATTATGTCTGAAAACAATTTCACAAACTATCAATTTGTCGATTTGCCAAATAATTTAACTAAAAATTTGCCATATTCCCGTATAGAGGGTTATATGTATTCTATAAAAAATGAAAGTACTTAATTTTAACAAAGAAGAATATCCGTTTAAAGAGTTAGTAGAAGAACTTTACGATATAAAGCTGAACGAACTTGATGATAATTTAGATCATAAAGAAGGTACTGTTGGTGCAGATACAGATTCAGTTTGGCATAAAACATTTTACAATAAAATAAGAGAAGGCTATCCAGATTTTGTTAGTTTATATAAAAAGTTTATACAAAATTTTCTCAAACCTCTATTTGTAGATGAAGAAAAACTTATTTACCAAAAATTGCCTTCCTTCAGGGTGTGTCAACCGGGTGGTAAAGCTGTGTATATACCTCATTACGATGGAGATGCATTACACAAACACCCACCAGGCGAAATTAATATTTTTATGCCGCTAACTAAAGCTTATGGTAATAATTCTATGTACTTAGAATCAATACCAGGGTTAGGAGACTTTAAATCAGTTGATTTAGATTACGGTAATGTGCTAATGTTTTATGGTAACAGACAAAGGCATTTTAACAAATATAATGATACAGGAAAAACTCGGTGTAGTTTTGATTTCAGAGTAATACCGCCTGTGAATTACGACGAATCTTATGATTTAGAGAGTGCCACTATGAAAAACAAATTCGCCATCGGTGGTTATTACGATATTGTATAATGTTTACTGATCTAAATGATGTAATACCGGGTCTTAATAAAGAAGGTTATGATATACAAGACCCGTGGGACGTGGTTGATGCGTTTGAAGATAAAATTGCGAAATTTGCTGGTAGTAAATATGCAGTATCTGTAGATAGTTGTACTAACGCTATGTTTCTGTGCTTGAAGTATTTGAAAGCAAAAGGATATATTAGATTACCAAAAAAAACTTATTTATCAGTTCCTGGATTAGTAATTCATGCTGGTTGCAAAATTATTTTTGAAGACAAAGAATGGTCTGGGGTATACTCATTAGATCCTTTCCCGGTTGTAGATAGTGCTACAAGATTTACAGAAAATATGTATGTCAAAGGTACGTTTCAGTGCTTATCTTTTCATATTAGAAAAATATTACCTATAGCGAAAGGGGGTATGATATTAACAGATAATAAAAACGCTGTAGAGTGGTTCAAACTCGCTCGATATGAAGGTAGAAATAATCGCGTACCACATGATTCTATAGATGATATTGATATGATTGGCTGGAATTTCTACATGCCTCCAGAACAAGCAGCAAGAGGTATAGAGCTATTTAATAATTTACCTAAAGTAAATAAAGACTCTGGCGGTTCGTGGAAGTATACAGATCTCTCAAACTATTCAGCGTGGAAAGATCACGTGTATACAAGTAAATACTAGAAATGAAAAAAGTATTAGTTACTGGAGGTACTGGATTAGTAGGTACAGCCATTGAAGCTGACATAAAAGTTGGCACTAAAGAGGCAGATTTAAGGGATTGGGATCAAACAAATAAACTTATTGAAAACCACAAACCAACTCACGTGGTTCATACTGCCGCAAGAGTCGGTGGTGTTGGTGGGAACATGCGAGCTAAAGGAGAGTTTTATTATGACAATATCAGAATTAACACTAATGTATTAGAGTCGTGTAGAATTAACAATGTAGAAAAGGTTGTCTCAATACTATCTACATGTATTTTTCCTGATAAAGTTGAATACCCTCTTACAGAGAAAAAAATTCATTTAGGTGCCCCGCATAAGTCGAATTATGGTTATGCTTATGCTAAAAGGATGCTAGATGTACAGACTGAAGTATATAGAGAACAATATAATGTTAACTATACATGTGTAGTACCCACAAATATATATGGACCTAATGATAATTTTGATATTGATAATGGTCATGTATTACCGTCATTAATACACAAGTGTTATATCGCTAAACAAAACAATACAAATTTAGAGGTGTGGGGCTCTGGTGAGCCTTTACGAGAGTTTATATACAGTAAGGATATAGGAAAACTAATTAATTGGGCGTTAGATAATTATGATGACCCAGAGTCAATTATTTTTTCTACATCTCACGAGATTTCTATTAAAGATGTAGTTGGTTTAATAGTTGACGCTATGGGTTTTACAGGGAAAGTAATATTTGATACAACGAAGCCAGAGGGTCAATTTAGAAAGCCATCTGACAATTCAAAATTATTATCTCTTCTACCAGATTTTAAATTCACACCTATAGATGTTGGTATAAAAGAAACAGTAGAATGGTTTACTAATAATTTTGATAATGCCAGAAAATAAAATTAGCCTTGTTAGTGACACTATCGATAGACAAGATATAGATAGTCTAATCGAGTGGTTGTCTCAAGAACCATTGCCCCGTCTAACTAAAGGAGATCTCACCAAAAAGTTAGAAGACAACTGGGCTAAAAAGATAGGTACGAAGTATAGTGTGTATGTAAACTCTGGTTCTTCTGCTATTTTATTAATGTTAGCCGCTTTAAAGTATATGAGCGAAGATAAACCTACGTCATATACTCGTTTAAAAAACAACAAAGTTGTTGTACCTAATTTAAGCTGGGCAACAGATGTATCTACCCCTCACTTATTAGGTTATGATGTTACGTTAGTTGATTGTAATCTGGATAATTTAAGTGTAGACTTAGAAGAATTAGAAAAAGTATTTATAGAGCAAGACCCCGCAGTATTTCTTTTAGTTTCTGTGTTAGGTTTTGTACCAGATATGGCCGAGATAGTTCGACTGTGTAGTAAATACAACGTTATATTATTAGAGGATGTTTGTGAATCTATGGGGTCTGAAAGTAATAATAGAATGCTAGGACAATTTGGTTTAAGTTCCTGTTTTTCGTTATTTTTCGGTCATCATTTATCGACAATAGAAGGTGGTTTTATTAATACACATAACGAAGAATTATATAACTTATTAGTTAGCTTAAGAAGTCATGGTTGGGATCGAGACTGTACTGCAAGTTATCAAACTAAATGGAGAAAAGAATATGAGGTGGATGAATTTTCAAGTTTGTATACATTTTTTTATCCAGGGTTTAATGTACGCAGTACTGACCTACAAGCATATCTTGGTTTAAGACAAATAGAAAAATTAGATTGCTACAAATTAACTCGTAATCACAATTATAAGTTGTATAAAAAGTTTATTACTAATAACAAATTAAACTTAGAAGAAAAAAATCAAGATTTTATCTCTAATTTTGCGTATCCTGTTGTTGCAGAAAATAGAAAAGATATAGTACGTAGATTAAAAGACAATAATATTGAAGTAAGGCCTTTAATTGCAGGAGCAATGCATCAAAAACCGTTCGTGAAAAAATATTTAAAAGACCAAGCATGTAAAACATTTCCGAACTGCGAGTTATTAGATAAAGAAGGTTTCTATATACCTAATCATCCGTTTTTATCGGAAGCAGATATTAAATTTATAGCAGATATAGTAAATGAATAAAAAATCAAATAATCACGATATTATACCTAAAGAATGGATAATCGTATAAAAATTAGATTAATAGATAAGACCTTTTCACATTGTGAATTTAGTAATAACCCAATCCCTATTATTAATAAATCAAAATTTATTGAGTGGGTTAGGGAAGATAGTGATAACGAATTAGTTGTCTATACTGATAGTTATATCAAACTAATTAATTCTACAAATTCGATAGCTTGGTTATTAGAGCCTGAAGAAACAAAGGCTGCAGGATATAGATTCGTAAGAGAAAATTTTAAAAAATTCTCTTCCGTATGGACGTGGGATAAAGTTTTATTAGAAACAATACCTAATACTGTTTTCTACCCAGTCGGTGGGTGTTGGATAGAGCCTAAAGATAGAGTAGTTCATAAAAAAACTAAATTAACTTCTATGATATTTTCTAAGAAAAAAAAATTACCAGGCCATATTTTACGACATAAAATATTTGATAATTTTCATGATAAAATAATTTATTTTCAAAAAATAAAAAACAAAATAGAAGGATTAAAACATTTTATGTTTCATGTTGTAGTAGAGAGTGTAAAAAAAGATTTTTATTTTACTGAAAAATTAATAGACTCGTTTATTACAGGAACTATACCTGTATATTGGGGTTGCCCATCAATTTGCAATTTTTTTAATACCGACGGTATGATTATCTTTAATGACATTAATGAATTAAACCAAAAATTAGAAATGTGCACCAAAGAGACATATTATAACAAACTACCCGCTGTATTAGAGAACTACGAATTAGCAAAAAAGTATGTTCTCGCTGAAGATTGGATATACAACAATATCTTACATAAATAACAAAGTGAAGACTGCATTAATTACAGGTATTACTGGGCAAGATGGTTCTTATTTAGCGGAGTTATTGTTAAATAAGGGGTACGATGTGTGGGGTACTTTACGTAGACATTCCACACCGCAAAATCAAACCGCAAGAATAGATCATATTTTCAGTAGATTAAAACTTGTATACGCTGATTTAACTGATTTTTCCTCGTTGATACAAGCTATTAAGAAGAGTCAGCCTGATGAAATTTATAATTTAGCAGCTCAATCCCACGTACGTATAAGTTTCGATCAACCTGTATTTACAGGTAATGTGACAGGTCTAGGTACTTTGAACATGCTAGAAGCAATCCGTCTTATTAACCCTAAAATTAAAATGTACCAAGCATCTTCTAGCGAAATGTTTGGTAACAGTATAGACGCGGATGGTTATCAGCGAGAGACTACACCGTTAATACCTGTGTCTCCGTATGGTTGCGCTAAAGTTTACTCTTATAATATATGTAACAACTATAAAAACAGTTACAATATGTTTATTAGTAATGGTATTTTATTTAACCATGAATCCCCACGCCGCGGTATAAATTTTGTTACTAATAAAGTAGTAAAGTCTGCTGTCGATATTAAGAAAGGCTTAATAGACACTCTCCCTATGGGTAATTTAGAAGCTACGAGAGATTGGGGTCATGCAAAAGATTATGTCCAAGCTATGTGGTTAATGCTCCAACAAGACAAACCTGATAATTTCGTTTGCGCAACAGGTATTTCTCACTCCGTAGGGGAGTTAATTAAGTATGTATTTGGTAAGCTTGGATTAGATTGGTCAGAGTATATTACTCAAGATGAGAAGTTTTTGCGACCAGAAGAGTTAACTGACCTCAAAGGAGATTCTAGTAAGGCGCGAAAAATTTTAGGTTGGAAATCAGAATATACTTTTGAAACTATGCTCGATGAAATGATAGATTTTTGGTTAAATGAAAGATAAGTGTGTTATATGCGATACAGATACTCAATATGATGAATTTACTCATATTGATATGAGATATTATTATATAGAGGGTTGCGGTCAGTTATGCCCTAAGTGTTATAACGATACATATGAAAGTAGCAGCGACAATACCTATAAAGAGCAATTCGACGAGAGTTAAAAATAAGAATTTTCGACTTTTAGGAGGTAAGCCTCTCTATGAATATATTATAGATCATTGTATTCAAGCTGAATGCTTTGATGATATATATGTAGATACAGATAGTCCTGAGATTAATAGTTATTGTACAAAAAATCATGTTGTATGTATAAACCGTAAACCAGAGCTCACATTAGATACTGCGAACGGTAACGATGTATTTCATTACGATGTAGATTTTATAGGTCATTATGATTTTTACTTTCAATTATACGCTACTGCTCCGTTTTTAAAACCTGAGACTATTAGAGACTGTGTAGATAAGTTAACTCATAGTTCAAAGCATGATTCTATACTTACAGCTACAGAAGAATATGGTTGGTTTTGGCATAAAGATCAACCTGTAAACTATCAGCCTAATATACTTCCTAGATCGCAAGACGCTACACCAGTTATTAAAGAGACAACAGGGTTATACGGTATATCTAAACGGGCCTACGAGCGGTATAGGTGTAGGGTAGGTGCTACTCCATACTTCTATATTATAAGGGACAGAAAAGAGTGTATTGATTTAGATACCATGGCGGATTTTGAAATAGCCGAGAAAATATGAGAAGTATTTTAAAAGACACTTTCGAAAAAATTTATTGTATAAATCTCGATTCTAGATTAGATAAATGGAAATCTGTTACTAAAGAATTTAAAAAATATAACATTGAAGATATCGTCGAACGTTACCCAGGTCATACCAGCAAAGGAAATAGCTGTGGTCGTGGATGTTCCCTTTCTTATTTTAATTTACTCAAAAAATGTAAGAACGACAAAATAAATCAAGTCTTAGTTTTTGAAGATGATGTCGAATTTTTGACATTTAGCTTAGATTACATTAATAAGAAAAATATTAAAATTGATAGTAATCCTGCAGACATATTATATAAAGGATTGACTCAATTAAAAAAAATTAAATGGGATATTTTTTATTTAGGTTTTAATATTAAATTGAAAGAGTTTTGCCATAAGGAAATCTTAAGCGATAATTTATTTAAAGCAACTAATCAATTAACTACTCATAGTGTTGCATTTAATAATAGTGTATATGACGTAATTATCGAAGATTTTCTGCGAAGTGAGTTCATGATTGATACATATTTAGGTTATTATTTGTCTCATAAAATTAATAGTATAAATTTATACCCTATGATTACTGGGCAAAAAATAAATTTTACAAGCGATATAACTCATAAAAAATCTCCCAACAAATGGATACATAAAAATGTATTACATAATTTTATGAACTACGAGAAATGAAAATTGCGGTGTTATTTTATGGGCAACCACGTTTTTTTAATATAACTAAAGGTTTTATTAAAAAGGAATTTACGTTTGATGGTCATACTACTCATTATTTCGCACATTTATGGGAAAATGTAGGGTATACCCCTGATGGTGTTGAGCAAACTGAAAGAGAGCTTACTGAAGATATTTTATCTAATTATTTCTTAGTTAAAAATTATAAAATTGAAGACAATGAGTATATGTTTAAACTAATAGACTCGTTCAAACACATTTTTTCTATATTAAAACAGGAAACTAATCAAAATATACCAGTTAGTTCTTTAGATAACGACTTGAGATATAAATTTTCTCAGCATTACAGTATTAGTCAAGCATTTAATTTACTTAGAGAGTATGAAAAATTACATAATTTTAAATATGATTTAGTTATAAAAGCGCGAACAGATATAGTATATACTACACAAGACGTGTACTCGAGTTTAAAAGATTATAATTTATATAAAAACAATTCATATTTTGATATAGATATCGATATACCTGCAGTAAAATGTAATGGCTTGCGTATTATACAATTAAACGATACAGATAAAGAAAACCCCCGGTGGGACGATCAATATGTTTATAGTTTTTACAATAAAAGAGTTAAATTTTTAGAAGATAAAAATAATACTCGGTTTGGTTTTCCATATAATTATTCGTGGAACAATAGACTAGCCTTTAATGATTGGACATTAATTGCGAATCGAAAAGCAGCAGAAATTATGTACTCGGGGTGGTATACATCTTATATTCAAGCCTTAGGGTTAGATATAGATAAAAATATATCTTGTATATTACAAGATAAAACAAAGTTAAAAAAGAAACCGAAATTTATTTCTAATTCAGAACACACCTTACAAGGATTTATGTCTTATAAAAATAACATAAAGACTAGCAGAGTTAGTCCTCATAGGAGAGATTATAAACTATTAAATAAAAATGAAATAAAAGAAAACGTAACATCGAGAGATAAAATATTAGCAAAAACTGAAGAGGATATTACCGCAGGAATTCGAAAAATTTTTAATATTAGATACCCTTCGTTTTTAAGAAAAAATGTCTGAAAAGAAAACAATTAATGTAGCTTTATGTGTCTCAGGAGAAATGAGACGGTGGTATAATTTACATAATACCGTCTTGAATTTAATGTTTCCATATAGTAAAAAATATGCTCAAAAAAACGGTATAGAGGAATATGCGAACGTACATTATAATCTCGATGTATTTATACACACATGGGATCAAATAACATATTCAAAAAGACAAAAAACATGGGATTTAAATATAAGAGAGACTGGATTAGATCATGCAGAGTTAATTGAAAAAATTAAACCTAAAAAGATTTTAATAGAAGATAAATCTGCCTTAGATTTTCATATAAACCTATTCAAAGAAAAATGTATAGACTTTCGTAATTGTGATGAAATAGATAAAAAAGTTAAATATACAAATTATACTTGTTTATCTCAGTTTTACGGTATGCGTAAAGCCCATGACTTAAGATTAGAGTATCAAAAAGAAACAAACACTACATACGATTTTGTAATTCGTACAAGGTCTGATATTTTAATTAAAGAATATCGAAAAGGACATGTTAATTTTGTGTTAGATAAACTATCTGTGTTTGATAATAGAGTAAAAAAGCATGTTTGTAACGGGAGCACTCCTCTAATTTATTGTCCATGGATATACGGGGATCATAGATTACACACTATAATGGAATATGCGTTGATGTTAAGTAGACCGAATGCAATGGATATAATCTTTAAAGATTTTCCAGATTGTTTAGATCGACCTGCAGGGTTTGGTAATACCTCTCACGGAGTACTTTATGATCATATACATCATAATTATGTTTATCTAAGAGCTCCTAGCCCTCTTACATATTCTCTAGACCATAATCCAATGGAAGTAGCTGAGCAACCTAGTGAAGAAGATGGTCAGTTTTATGAGAACACAATACCTATTAAAGAATAACCATTATACCACCTCGTACATTATCTACATCTCTAGGTTTTGGATTATTTAAGAGAGACTCAAACTTCGGTATCCACCACTTTTTTTTATGTTCTTGTATTAAGTGTAATTCCCCTACTTGTTTTCTATGAGATGCGCTTGGGTTTGTGTTAATGGTATGAAACATACATTTACGTGTTACTCTTATCATTTCTGATATAGTTTTATCTATAAAATCTGGGTGTACATGCTCTAAAAAATCAAAAGATGTGGTCATATCCACACTTTTATCTGGTAATGGTATATCGTGACTAACTCCTTTTAAAAATTTTATATCTTTTTTTTCAAATTCTGGTTTTGGATTAATCGAAATATCTAAACCATATACTGTATCGCATAATTCGGTTTTTGCCCAATCGCAAAATTGCCCGGCCCCAGTACCTACGTCAAGTATAGAGTTTATTTTCAATAATTTTAAAAACTGCAAATGATTTTTTGCGTGAAACCCATTCCCATATCCTTTAGTACCTAACCAATCATATGTTTTTTTTATATCAGCTATTGTTTCCATTCTTTATTATAAATAAATTTTTCTTTCTCTGTGTTGTTTCCTATATGATGGAATCGAAAGTTATATTTTCGCTGAGCTCCGCATGTTGGACATTTTAAATTTTTCCATCTAGTTAGTATATCCTCTTTAAGTTCGTTTTTATATATGGTGTAATTTAAAATAGATTCTTCTCTTATAAACATAGAGTCTTTCAACCAAAGATCGTATATATAATTATAGTTAAAAATCTTTGATAAATTATGTCTATAATCTTTAGTTAAAAAAATACAACCCGCTAAAAATCTTTCCTGTATATTTTTATTTAAATATTTTTCAGTTGTTATTTTAGGTACTGATTTACTTTGAGGTGGGCATGATTTACTAATCAAAAACCATGTATCCTTTACCATATTAAATTCAAACTCTGATTTTTCTTCATTTGGATAAATATCGCAATCTACATATAACATTTTTTCGTATTCACTATTATAAAAATCCTGTAATACATAAAACTTAGTCATCCATGCTTTATACATGTGAGTAATAGGGTGTAATTTATCTTTGTAATTAGGTTTATTACTGTTAATTATTCTTTTGCTAAATGTTTGCTTTCGAAAAACATCTCTATTTTTTGTATAATGGTTTTCAATCGAGGAATACATATCCTCAATTACATCAGGTATTTTTGTTATAAGTTTGAAATCCGCGTTCTTGTGATTAGACCATAATTCCATATCCTTAACCATAGGTAGAAAGTTTTTCGCAAATGGATTATTCTCAAGATAAGAATATATGCAATATACAATGTTTTTATTCACTCGCTATTATTTTTTTATACTGTTCTTTTAACGATAAATCAGAATCTGCTAATACTCTAATGTGAGGTCTATCTAAAATGCATTGCTTGGTGTGTTTGTTCGCGATTTTCATTATACGTTGTTGTATAACCATTTTATTTAAAAAGTCATGACCTAGCTCACCAGCATTAATACCTTCTCTCCCTAATACTTCCCCACACACAACCTCTCCTGCAGCCCAATTAATATCTATACCGTTTGTTTTTAACAAATGTTTTGATTTTTCTACCATATCGTAAATTGTATCAATATAATTTTTCATACTTTTTAACATCTCTTTACCGCTACCTAAAATGTACCAGTCTTTCATATGGAGATATTGAGTTGTAGGTTTATAAATATCACAAGAGCTTTTATTCCGTTTTTTTGCATATAGTTTTTCGTCTATAATTGAAAATTCTTCGTATGTAGTTCTTTTTTTAGGTTGATGATCTGTATGATTACCTGATTTATCTACCGCTCCTTCCCATATTTGTAAATCTCCAAACTTACAAAATACTCCTTTCTCTTGTTTTTCTAAACGATGGTAAAAAAGCTTTTTATCTGACCTGTAAAAACGTTCATCTTCATACATATCAGGAGTCACAAAAAGTAAATCTGTTCTAATTCTAAAAATATAATCATAATCTTCTTTTACTAAATTCGCAACTCTATCTAAAGATGTAAATTGACCAAGATAATATTCTAAATGTTCAGGTTCACAAATTTCAAATATACTTTTTCCAAGATTTAGAGGTATCATCTTACCGCTTTCTTTATAAAAATAATTTAAACCACCTTTTAACCCGTTAACAAAATCAAACAATTCGTGACACTTTTCATTTAATGGGTCATAGTTAGTAAATTCATATTTTTTTGGTTGATATACGTCTACAATTTTTTGTTTTTGATCGTCTGGGATTGAACTTTCCGGGTCTGAATGTCCGTATCCTACTTTATCCCAAAAATGAAAGTAGTAATCCGTAGTACACCCTTCAAAAGTTGTTTCTTGTATGATACTTTCGTAACTTAAGTCCCAGAATCTGGGTTGCCCGTATAATAATACTGCTAATTTCATTAATCAGTTATAAAATCTGTCAAATTACCCCAGTCATGCTTGTGCCAATGGTAATCTTTGTTAAGTACCTTCAAAAATTCGACATGTTCGGGGTGTTTAGAGTCAAAAATGTTGTGAAAGTTATAAGATTTGTCATCAAACGTTCCCCAGTTGTAAATTCTTGATGTATATGACTTAAAATCGTGTGCTTGCGCTATTTGTATGAACTCAGGAATACTTTTATAGTTATTTTTTTGTACACACATGTCTAATCTAACTTCTTTTAGGCCTAACTGACCAATAAAGTGAAGATTATTCATTAATTTATTCCAATCACCACCTACTCTTACTTTATCATAGTGATCTTTAATACCAGCGTCCAAACTTATAATAGTACTAATGTGTTCTGTTATCTTATGTAGGTTTTTTAAACGATCCCAACGTTTCTCGTCAAATAAAACTCCATTTGTTTGTAGGCATAAACTAATTTCAGGGTTCTTTTTGAGATCTATTTTTTTCATGAACTCAAAAAACGAAGGTGACCCGAATGGATCTCCCGACCCTGTTATATTAAGATGTACCTTATGAGGTTTGCTATGAATCATTCTCAGCAACCTTTTATTAATCATTAAAGTTTGTTTATACTTGTCTGGTTCGTTTTTTTCTCCATATTGTATCAAGTTTTTCCGACAACTAGGGCATCTTAAGTTGCAAGATTTATCGTAGCATAGATTAATTGTGTTAGGAGGTTGTGCGACATCCATTTCAAACTCTAAAATAAATTTCATTTGATCTCCATATTTACCTTCTAGTACTTCTTGCCTAGTAGGTAAGGTACCATTTTGTATTTTAGGACATTCCTCTGCATTACACATACTAAAAGAACCATCCAGTATAGAGCGTCGAAATGCTTTACTTCTTTTACTATTCCATTCTTCGTAAAAATCTAAATCTGGAGTTAAATCTCCTATACGGTTATGATTTACCCATCGCGGACAACAGTTATATAATCCCTTTTCTTGTATTTCTAGAAAGGTCCAAGGATGCTCACAAAACTTAGTTGATAGTTCTTTATCCATGTATAATTAATTATAGAGTTATGCCAAGTATACAAGCAGCTAAACCTGAGATCAAAGAGATCTTCTTCAACGGTGTACAATATAAACCTAATCAGAAGGATGTTGAAGAGATTACTTTTTTAGGTACTAAGACTATCCAAGCAAAAGTTAAAGAGAACTTAACTATATTCTGGAACCCTCTTACATGGGACTGGACTAAAGCAGCAGACAAGAGCGCATACGAAACCAAATACAAAAGAAAGACTAGACCTGTGTACTTCAAAGAAAAAGTCTTTCTTGTTGAGACTTCTAAAATGAAAAAGGGTATTGTTGACGATGAGTTCGTTGATACCGCTGAATTACCAATCGGTATTGTTGTGTATTGGGAAGCTGATACTGAACAATGGCAGATGCTTGGCTATAAAGAAAACTTACTTCGATAGATGAGTGAAAAAAACAGCTTGTATCTATACTTCTAACACTGGTGTAGGTTTAGTAGCAGATGTCGATCTACTTCAAGACTTGTTACATGAATATTATGACGTAGATGTCTTATTTTTTAACTGGAAAAATGAGCAAGTATATACTACGAGCGAAAGCACAAAATATGACTTAGGTATATTTCTACAAGAAATAGAACCTGCATTTTTTGAACGAGCTAAACACAACGTGTTTCTTCCAAACGAAGAATGGCTTAATGAAACAAAAATTAATTCTATTCGGGAGTTTGACAAAGTAATATGTAAATCTACATTTAGTCAGCAATTATTATCTCCATACAATAATAACGTAGTTAATAGTGGCTTTATTTCTAGAGATAAATTTGACCCTAATATTCAGCGTAAGGATACATTTTTGCATTTAGGTGGTAAGAGCTGGCAAAAAGGTACTGAAGCTGTTCTCAATATTTTTAATAAAAACGAACTACCGCTAACATTTATACAGAGTAATAAGAATTACGACAACTCTGATAAAGATAAAAATATTAATTATATAAATACCTTTTTAGACGTAAGCGAATTAAACAAACTTTTTAACACATCCTCTATTCATTTGTGTCCTAGTATATATGAAGGCTGGGGACATTACTTATATGAAGCTCTCTCAGTAGGTGCTTTAGTTTACGTAACAAGGCTACCTATGTTCCTTGAATGGCTTGATCCTGAATTAGTAGTATTTAATGATTGTATTTATAGTGGTATGAATGATGATGTTTTATTTTTACGTAAAAGAAAAAATACTCTCCATCAGTTTGGTTGGTTGGTTGACGAAGAATGTTTGGAAGACAATATTAATAATTACAAAAAGCATTTAGAAAAACACAACCCAACTAAAGTAAGAGATTATTTTCGTCACCTAAACGATAAAAACTCTGATACTCTCTTAAACCATTTGTTGGACTTGTAGTTGATATCTCCTCGATAAAGTCCTTTCTTTGATCAATCCACTTTATAAAATCTTGCGCATTGATTGTAATTAGCGCACATTCACAATCATTAATACCCGCTGTAATATATAGCTCTTCATTTATAATTCGTACACACATAACAAACACACATCTGTTTTTATTCTTTTTAAATTTATAAGGGTTTGTTTTTGTTGGCGGATAAAACAAAGGCTTTGGTACATAAAATTTTGGTCGTAAGTCTTCAAGCTCTACTACTCCTTGATAATATCTTCTTGTGTTTACTGTGTGACCTTTATAAGAATGAAAAATAATAAATTGTCTGTCATTAATTTCAAACATATTACTACTTAAATGAAAAACATCTCCATAATTCCAATCCATATTGTACTCAAATCGCTCTTTATAGTTTGGTCCTTTAATTACTAGTGGTTTAATTTTATAAAAATATTTTTCTTGATCTATAAACTGCCAGTTTTTTTCCCAAGCGTGACCGTTAGTAAGAGGTTTGTCGTCTTTCATTAAATAACACGCGACATTTTCTCTATCATACTTTACATATGTAAAACTATTTTTTGATATTAGTCTAGGATCTTCTAAACTAAAATAAGGATCTTCTAATATTGTTTTCGGTTCGGTAAGAGTTTTATTTATGTGGTCAAATTTGTATTCTACAATTTTACTTCTATAGTTCTTACCTTCAACTCGAACTAAAGCTCTATCCTCCCAAAACGACCAGTTGTAAGAGTTTGTATCCTGATCAGGACTGAGCAATGTATATACTTTTTTCTTCATCACTTTGGTAATCAGTAACCCATGTGTAGTTAGCGAATTTATGTCTTAATATACCTCCAACATCTCCTGGAGTAATTACAACTTTGTATCTCGAATTAATGTCATTAATTGGATCAGTTATTTGTCGTGGGTTGTCAAAATTATGCTGAAGGACATCTTTACACAGTACAAGATCATATTGCCCTATATGCTCAAAATCTTCTGCAGTTACATCCTTACATACAAAAGTGTAGTCAGGGTATTTTTTTGCATGAGATTCAATCAAGGCATTAGCGCAATCGATGCCAATATAATCTACGTTTGGAAACTTTCGCAGAAGCAATGGCATCCATTGAAAATCTCCACAACCAATATCTACGATACTACTTATAAAGTTTTTAGTTATAAACTTCTCAAACCATTCAATAAGAGTTTTATTATTCTCGACAAAACTACCTCGCCCGGATCCCTCTCCCTTAAACCCTCCGTGTTTGTAAATGTTATTCCATTCCTCTGCGGTAATGTTACTTAAATCTATCTCATCACAATAATTCATTTGATTTCTGCTCTAGTTATTTTATAATACTTACTATGATTTTGAGAGATATCGATATCTATGATGGTAATCTTATTCACGGACGGTTTGCTTATAAATATTTTCGCAAAAAGACTCTTCCAATTGGTAACATT